CGGCTGTGCGGCATAAAAACAGCCAGGCGGGGCATGGCCGTCTGGCTGAAATGGGGAGGATAAAATGACAATACAAAAGCCGTAAGGCGGTCGCCCCGTTCCTTACGGCTTTTGATGATGGTATTATAGCATGGAATTTTGGCTTTTTAAGCTCATGATTTTGTAGAAGCATCGGTGCCCTTATATAGCGCGTATAACTTGTACCCTAAATAGGAGAAGAACACCGCAATGAGAACGATAGCAAAGATGAAAGTGATTTCATGATGGTCACATACAAAGAAAGAAAAAACGGTTTGACCAATGCCGTTGCGCTCTGCAAACCAACTTCCACACAAGACAACGAAAAGAAGAAGCAGAACATAATCGCAAAGAAAAACAACGGGATAGCGTTGGACGATATTCTGTTGTTTTTCTGCTTGCGAAGGAGACTGCTTAGCAATTCGTAAAACAAAGTACATAAAACCGAAAAGCAGATTCATTAAGCAAAAAGCCCACACGACAGATACAATAAGGGTAGGAAGGATAGTGTTTTTATCTTCCATGGTGGTCTGTAAAGATTGGAAGATGCTGTCCAAAGAGGATATGCCACCAAATACGATAAACGATAAGGCAGTAAAGATAGCAATTAAGCTGACAAGCTGTGTGGTCATTTCTTTTGTAACTGCAGCGCTTTTTGTTTCGACAATTTCTTCGATTTGTTTGCGCAAGTCACTGTCACTTTTGTTAGTCATATCTTTTTGGCGAATCGCAAGATTGATGTGGTCATATATTTTTACCACCATCTTTTGAGTACTCTGAGAATAAGACTCTTGCTCGTATACATCGTTTAGTGCTTGTTTGACATTGGTGGTTAGGCGATCACGTTGCTCAAGGCCAAAAACATAGTCGCTTATAGTAGAGTAAATAAGACGATTCCCGGTATTCTCTGCAAAATCAGATACTTCATTTAGCCAGGATTCGGTGCTGAAATCTGTGGCATTAAGCTTTTCGCATAATGAGCGAGATTTCTTTTCCATTGAGGATGCAGGCGAGTCTATAGTGGAAGTATGGTCAAGGGATTCAAAAAGGAATTTTGCTAAGGAATTAAATCTTTCGTTATCAATGTTTCTTCCCATATGTTTCACCTTTGAACATAATTTCGGATAGAATCCTGAGTAATTACATTGTTCATGCCGGGAACATAAGCATCTTTCCAAGGCGCTTGAGAATGAGAGATATTTACCAACTCGCCAGTTCGCTTAGTTGCACAGGTGTTTAGCGTTTGATTGATAAGGAAACGCGATGTTTCATCAAGAGAAGAAGAGGTTAAGGTGCCCATTGACGGAATCATAGTTGCCCCGTACACTTTGTACTTTCTATAAACGTCAGGGATAACGGGCCCATAATCCCAAGCTTCGATCTTGTCAGAAAAACAGGCATAACCTAAAATACCAAGGAATATGCACTGAACAAAATACAACAACTTTTGCAGGCGTAAATTGCTGACAGTGCGGCCCTGCGTGGCTTCGTAATCAATAATATAGCGTGCTACATCAAGAGCATTATACATAAATATCTACGCCCCTTTCTATTTTTATCTATTACTATTATATTATTTTATATTATTGTTTTGCATATTATACCATAGCGAGCCAAAGAAAAGCGAGGAAAAAAGGTGAAAAACTTGGCGAAAAGTGTAAAAAATTATAAAAAACCGAAAAAATAAGCTACTTTCTTGATGAATTCACCGTGCCATCTGCGCGCTGTTACATAGCTTATGTGCAGCTTCATTGCTGCCCCTTCCAGTGTATGCGTTTTGTTCCAGAAAACGCACCGGATCACCTGAATGCGCTCTTGGCCGGTATCCAGGGTCAGGGTTTCGGCAATGGCCTGGCGCACGGCTTCCATTTCCCGGCGGTTGATCTCCGGCAGTTCCCGCAGGGCGGCATCGGCCACGGGGTCGGTAGGAGTACCGGAGCCGCGGGGCATACCGCTCAGATCAGGACTGATACAGGTTTCATGCAAGGCTCTTTCCTGCTCACAAAGGGTGGGGTAGCGGCGGATGATATCTTTTACATATCCCCACCAGCCATAATGCGGCCTGCTCATCGGCATCACCCCTTCCGCGGCTCGTGCAGGGCCACATAGCAGCCATAGGTCTTGCCTTCGGCGCGGGCGGCACGTTCCACGCGGGCGATCTCGCTCATGGCACGTTTGCTGCGCTGCTTGGCCCGGTTGATGATGGCGTCGTCGCTGCGCACCAGTGGGGCACAGGCTTTGCAGTAGCGCTGGCTGCAATAGGCATGCAGCATCATTTTGCCGCAGCGGGCGCAGGGCCTATCGGAATATTTCGGCATCAATCCTCACCTCCATGTGTATGATCCATGTAGATCTTCGGTTCGTCGTCCTCGTCCAGGTGGGCGGCGGCTTTTCCGGCGCAGAGCCCGGCGGTGTAGGCGGCGGCCAGCAGCGCGGCCAGAACGGCGCTGCCGATAATCGAAAGCAGAATGTCCATCAGTCACCCCACCTTTCGCCGCGGCTGCAGAAATCGCTTGGCGTGTTGCGGCCATACAGCGGGCACTGCACAGTGGCCCAGTAGCGGCAGCGCCCGCACCGCGGCAGGCCCAGCAGCCGCAGGTGCATGGCGCGGGTAATGCGCAGCCCGCACCACAACAGCAGGCAGATCAGCATTCCGCCCGCAAAGAGCACGCAGGGGGCCGCAACAAACACAAGGGCCAGGCATTGGATGATGTAGAAACAGTTGGAATCAAAGACAGGCATCCGCCCCACCTCCCAACAGCCGCAATGCTTTGCGGATGACGGCACATCCATGCCCATACACAAAACAATCATGTTCCAGCCCGCAGCCAAAACAGGCTTCGGGGCGGCGCTCAATGGCAAGGCGGTGCAGCTGGCGCAATTCGTCCGGCGTCATCCGTTCGGCAGGGATGCACCGGCTGTTTTCGGTATCGAACCGCATGCCGCTTGAAACAGGCATCATAATTCCACCACCTTGATGAAAATGCCGGGGGTATCGGCCCAGAACTTTTCAACCACCTCACTGCACACGAATGCGTCATCGCGCCAGAAGTGCAGGCGGGTCATTTCGTCTTTCAGGGCTTTTTCCAGGTTGTCGGTATCGGGCTTGGTGGTGCGCCACTCGCCGTCATTGTGGCGGCCGTCAGTGGGAAACAGCCACTTGACCAACAGCCGCACCGGGCCGCTGCAGGGGGTAGGCGGTGCATAAGGGGCCAGGTAGGCGTGCAGCTTGGCACGGGTGGCTTTCAGCTCCGGGCTGTCGTGCAACACGGCGCAGGGCTTGCCGCCGCGCATAAAGGCATGCAGCTGCTTGGCATTGTGGGTTGTGGTGGGCGGCTGCATGGGAATAAAAAATTGCATGTATTTTCACCTCGTTCTTTTTTTGTGGCCAACGTGTTGGGGTGGGTTCCCGGAGGGATGGGGGCTGTGTACGCCCCATCCTCTGGGATACCCCAACACACGGACGGATTTTTACTATATATATAAGGCTATTTTCCGTCCGTATTTGGTACGGATAGCGGCTATTTTCCGGAATACGGAAGTTCGGACGGATTTGTGATAGCGGCTATTTTCCGTGGAATATAAGAAATATTATCCGTTGCTTCCGGGCTCTTTCAGCCCCACGCTGGTGCCATCAATCCAAAATCCGCCGTCGGATTTCAGGCGTCGGCGCACGGTATCGGGTTTCAGGTTCAGGTATTCAGCCATGCTGTAAATGGTCACTTTACCATCCATGGTGCAGGCTTCAAAGGCGGTGCGCAGTTCGGCACGCTTGCTTTTGGCGGCAGTATCTTTGTCTCCCCAGCGCTTTGCGGCACCGCGGGAACCAAGCTGCTTGTAATCGCTTTCTGGCTGCAGGTCCTCCAGCAGGCCGCTGTCCAGCTTGTGTACGGGATAGTCGAACCAGAGGTTGACCGGGTCAAAACGGGCAAACTCGCGCAGGGTGCCCTCAATGCGCCAGGCGGTCATGGCATCGGCGCGCTTGATGGCAGCCGCGGTGTCTGCATCCAGGCGGTGCAGATCGGGCAGCGGCAGGTGTTCCTTGGCAATGGCCAGCATCCGGCTGCGGCTCAGAGCATCGTCCGGGCCGTAAGCATCGGCATGGCCGCGGGCATCCAGCAGGGCTTTGGCTGCGGCGCAGGCCGCTTTGTTGTGCAGCTGCTCCCGGATGGCATCGGTGGGGACCAGCTCGGTCATATCCAGCATGGCATCCGGGTCACGGGCAAACACACCGGAGCCGGAAGCACGGTCCATGCTGCGCTTGCCGCCCTGCGCGCCCTTGCTGTGGTGGTGGCAGTAGATGACGGCACAGTCCAGTTCCCGGCAGACCAGGTCAAACTGGTTGCAGAACTTGGCCATCTGGTCAGCGCTGTTTTCATCGCCGGTGATGACTTTATAGATCGGGTCCAGCACAACGGCCAGGTAGCCTTTCTTGGCAGCCCGGCGGATCAGGCGGGGAGCCAGCTTATCCATGGGGACGGAGGCACCGCGCAGGTTCCAGATGTCGATGTTGGCAAGGTTCCGGGGCGGCAGGTGCAGGGCTTCGTATACATCTTTGAAGCGGTGCAGGCAGCTGGCGCGGTCCAGTTCCAGATTGATATAAAGCACCTTGCCCTGCGCACAGGCAAAGCGGCCAAGCCAGGGGGCACCCTCGGCAAGGCAGATGCACAGTTCGATCAGGGCAAAGCTTTTGCCCGCTTTGCTGGGCCCAGCCAGAAGCATTTTGTGGCCCTGGCGCAGCACTCCTTCAATCAGGGCATCTGCCAGCGGCGGCAGGCTGGCCCAGTCATCGGCAAGGTTTTCGGTATCGGGCAGGTCGTCCGTGCAGGCTTCAAACCAGTCTTTCCATTCCTCCCAGCAGGATTTGCCAGTGTTGGTTTCCAGCAGGTACTGCTTTTTGCCGCCGCGCAGGATGCCCGGCATGCGGGATAGGCGGGCAGGGTTGCGGTTGGCTTCGTCCAGCGTCAGGCCGTTTTTCTTGCAGGCAGCGTACAGGTAGTCAACCCGGCGGCGGTACTCGGTATAATCCGGCGCGCCCACCCGCACAATGGCGTGCAGGCTTTTGCTGCCGCTGTACACCAGGGCCGCGCAGGGCAGTTCCAGCTGGCGGATAATGGCCTGCTGCTTTTCCAGCTCCATGTTGTCGCATTCCACCAGGGCATAGCGGTAGTCGGTCACATTGTTGTTGCTGCGGCCGCCCTCCACGGGGTTGAAGCAGATCCAGGCACCGGCGGCGGGGTTGTAATCGCCCACCACAGCGCCGATGTCCCCGCCGCAGCGGGCAAGCTCGTCCATCAGCTGACCGGCGGTGCGGTCCCAGCAACCCTTTGTGGGGGCATAGCGGTCATCCCGCAGGTAGCTTTCGGTCACATAGGCCACATGGTCCTCCGGCTCAAACAGGGCTTGCAGGTAGCGGCGCAGCTGGTCGGCGGGGTCCCATTGTTCGGGAATGTTCAGCTCCTGCACATCCAGCCAGCGGGTATCCACCACAACGCCGTCCGGCCGGGTGCCGGGGGCGCAGATCGCGTCGTTCCAGTCCAGCTCATGCCCGGCGGGGCCCGGCCAGCCGTGATTGCGTGCCAGGGCGAAAATGCTGTTCTCGGTGATCGGTTTGGGATTGCCGCGGAAACTTTCCCACTTGCGGGCACATTCGCCCTTGTGGTACCGGCTGCCATCGCGGGAACTCCATTGCTCCCATGCGGTAACAGGGAACCCGGCTTCTTTCAAGCCCATGCCCACTGTGACCCATTCCTCATAGGTCAAGTTTGCCGGGGAGATAAAGTCCAGGGCTTCTTTGAGATCATTTGCATTGTCCATTCCGTTTACCATCCGAAGTCAGAGATTGGGGTTGTTTCCGCAGAAGGCATATAGGTCTTTGGGTCCACGCCCCTGGGGGTGCCGCGCCAGCCGCAGGCGGCGATACGGTCGATCATGTGCTTGGCGGCGTTGAAGCTCCAGGTGCCCACATGCTGGAAGCCGTATTTTTCCAGGCAGCGGATCTGCTTGGGGGTGGTTAATCCCTCATCCCGGCGCTTGTTCAGCCGGTCCAGCAGCAGGGATGCTTTGCCGGCGGATTCCACCGCGTCAGGGCAGATGCCCTGCTTTTCCAGCGCGGCGGTCTGTTCGGCGCTGGGGGGACCGGCTTCCCACCCAAAGGCGGGCACATAACCGGCCAGGTCTTCGGCCTGGATGCTCATTTCGTATTGCAGCGGGTCAACCAGGCGGGCGCGCTTGCGGCGCTGTTCTTCCAGCTGCTTGGCAAGGGCTTCCTCCCGCTGGGCCACCACATCTTCGGCGGCCTGCCGGGCGGCTTCCTCCACGTCCTCCGGGCAGGCGGCGGCAGCCAGGTTATCGGTCATCTGCTGGGCAACGGCGTGGTCCTCGCACACAAGGTCGGCCGGGCGGCAGAGCTCGTGGCGGTCGGTCAGCCAGAGGAAATCCAGGAGCAGCAGGTCCTTTTTGCCTTCGTGCAGGCGGGTGCCGCGGCCCACCATCTGGCTGTACAGGCTGCGCACCTTGGTGGGGCGCAGCACCACAACGCAGTCCACACTGGGGCAGTCCCAGCCTTCGGTCAGCAGCATGCTGTTGCACAGCACGTTGTAGCTTCCGGCGTCAAAATCTGCCAGGACCTGGGCGCGGTCGGTGCTCTGGCCGTTGACCTCGGCAGCATGGAATCCGTGGCGGTTCAGGGTATCCCGGAATTTCTGGCTGGTTTTGATCAGCGGCAGAAAGACAACGGTTTTGCGCCCCTTGCAGTAGTGCGCCATCTCGGCGGCGATCTGGTTCAGATAAGGGTCCAGGGCACTGCCCAGTTCGCCCACGGCATAGTCCCCGCCGGACATGCCCACGGTGGAGATGTCCAGCCTGAGGGGGATGGTCTGCGCCATAATGCGGCACAAAAAGCCGTCCCGGATGGCATCGGTGAGTTTGTACTCATAGGCCAGGCTGTCGAACACCTCGCCCAGATTGCGCAGGTCGCCGCGGTCCGGCGTGGCCGTTACGCCCAGGACCTTGGCCGCGGGGAACCAGTCCAGAATGCGGCGGTAGCCGTCGGTCACGGCATGGTGGGCTTCGTCAATGATGATGGTGCTGAAATAATTGTGGGGGAACTTTCCCAGCCGCCGGGGGCGCTGCAGGCTTTGCACGCTGCCAACGGCAACGCGGTACCAGCTGGCCAGGCAGGATTGTTCGGCTTTTTCCACCGCGCAGCCCAGGCCGGTTGATTTTTGCAGCTTGTCGGCGGCTTGTTCCAGCAGTTCGCCGCGGTGGGCCAGGATCAGCACCCGGTCCCCGGCGCGCACCTGGTCTTCGGCCACGGCAGCAAACACAATGGTTTTGCCGGTGCCGGTGGGCAGCACCAGCAGCGTGCGCAGCCGCCCCTGTTCCCACTCTGTATGGATCTGTTCTTTCGCCCGCTGCTGATAGGGGCGCAAGGGGAGAGAGTTTGTGTTGGGCATAAGTATCCTTTCCGTGTTAGTGAGGAGTTAGGAGTGAGGAGTTAGGAGTTGAAGAAGCGGCTTGCGCCGCAATTTTGAAATTATGAAAAGCCTGATATTCAAACCGTGCGCGTTAGCGCACACCATAAACTCCTAACTTCTACTTCCTACCTCCTAACTTAAAAAGCTCCCTGCTTCCACCCGGTGCTGGGGGCGGCGGTGGGTTCGGGGCGGGGCAGGAACTTTTCAATCTCGTTGGCCTGCCCGGTCTCACCGGCGTGGGGGCCGCTCTGCTTGGTGTATTCCCGCACGCCCAGGCGGCACATGCCCTGCGCACCGACAATTTCGTTCCAGCGGGGGCGGAACGTCTCGCCGCGCTTGCACTGGCCGATGCTCTCAAAAAAGGCGCCCAGCAGGCCCTGGGTCTTGGTGTGCAGGTACAGGCGGTGGGTGACGGTGGTTTCGCCTTTGTCGCCGCCATGGATGGTAATGGTCAGCTTGGCCATGCTGCAGGGCGGCAGCTTGGCGCTGCCCTCATAGCGGGCACGCTCAAAGCTCTGCACGGTAAACAGGTAATCTCCCGCGGGCAGCAGCACAAATTCCCGCTGTTCGTTGGTAACCTCGCTGTCCCAGTCCAGGGCGGCATCCTGCATGTTGTTCATATATTCAGCCATGGATCAAAATCTCCTTTGTATTAAAATTTGTTAAAACGGTACGTCACGGTTGGTGCAGATCATTTCCAGCACCTGGGGCCAGGCGGCCACCAGGCAGCCACTGACAAAATCAGCCGGATAATCCTTGACCGGCATATCGGCGGGGAAGTACCCGCGCTGGCCGACCACAGTTTGAATTTCCTCCGGGGTCACATTGTTGGCGGCCATCAGCTGGGCCAGGGCGGTTGGTACGCCCTGCGCCTGCAGGTCACTGGCGGAGATCCCGGCGGGCACGGCGGACGGTGCAGGCGGTTCTGCCGGTGCGGCGGAAACGGGCGCAGGCTTGGGGGCGGGAGCATCCTCCACCATGATGGGACGCGGCGCGGGGGCTGCGCCGGGGTGCGGATCCGGAATGCAGGCGGCGATGCTGGCATACTCAAAGGGCAACTCTTCCGGCAGGCCGAAGCGGTTTTTGGCATCCCAGCAGGGGTGGTGGCTGGTGTACAGCACCCGCCGCCCGCCGCTGGCTTTGTTTTTGGCGTTGGGGGCGCTGCCGGCTTTTTCCACCATGGTTTTGTAGTTGGCAAACAGCAGCATGTCACACCATTCCCGCAGCAAAGGGGCCACCTGTTTGCTGGTTTTCATGGTCCAGCGGTCATAGTTGCCAACGGCATCGGGCTGCTCAAACTTTGTGATGGCAGCATGGGCCAGAACCACCACGTTGTGCCCGGTGTTCAGCACCTCTTCCAGGGCATCCAGCAGCTTGCCGAACTCTTCTTTCGCGTAAGTATAGCCCTTGCCGTACCCGAAATCCTCAATGCCCTTGACCTTGGCGCGGGCGCAGACGGCGTCAATGCAGAGCCGTTCGGCCCAGTCGGCGGTGTCGATCACCAGGGTGCCGCAGGGCACATTGCCGCGGCTGACCTCGGCAACTTCATCCAGCAGCATGGCCCAGCTGGTGGGCGCGGGCAGGCGGGCAACGTTCAGCCGCTTGGTGCCGCCCTCGGTGTCAATGAATACCGGGGCGGGGAACTGGGCGGCAAACGTGCTTTTGCCGATGCCCTCCGGCCCGTACAGAACGGTTTTGACCGGCGCGGCAATGGTGCCGGATGTGATTGCGTATTTGCTCATTTCAGAACGCTCCTTTCGTCCATGCTTTGGGGGCGGGTGGTTCCTCGGCGTCTTTTACCCTGCCATCCTCAATGATGATCTGGCACTCCCCGCCGGTCGAAACGCGGGTGGCGATGGCCTGTAATCCTTCGGCCTGCAGCCAGCTGCCGAACTCCGCCAGGGTGGCAAGGTCCATCTGTTCCAGCTTGTCCAGCAGCACAAAGCCGCAGTCGGGGTTCAGGCGGCGCACAATGGCGGTGGCCACCCGCAGCTGGTCGCTGCCGCTCATGTCCTGCCAGTGCTTGCCGTTGTAAGTCAGGCTGCCGTCCTCCACACCCAGGCCAGTCAGGGGCAGGTCTGCGCCGTTCAGCAGGTCCATGCGGGCGGTGCGCTTTGCCTTGATCTGCTCCGTCAGGGCGGTGTATTCCTGCGCATAGCGCTCGGCTTCGTCCTGAGCCTTGGATTTTGCCAGGTTGGCGGATACCTGCCGGTTGATCTCCTCCACATTGCGGATGCTCTGCTCCAGCTCTGCGGTGGATTCATCCTGCAGCTGGGCCACGGTCTTGGTGGCGGTTTCCTCCTGCACGCAGGCGGCGTTGTATTCCTCTATCAGCTGGCCGCGGTGCTCCTGCAGGTTTTTGAGCTGTTCCTCCAAGCGGGTCAGCTCATCCATGGCGCGGTGCTTGGCGTGGGTAATCTCGGTCAGGCGGTCGCGCTTGCGCTGGTTGTCGGCGTTATGGAGCAAAATCTCCTGCTGCTGTTGGATCAGCTCAATGGCACTAACGGGTTCGGACGGGGCGTCCGGGTATTCGGTCAGCTCTTCGGCGGCGTGGCGTTTCTGGGCGCCGATCTGGCCGATCACGGTGCGGCGGTCGTACAGGGCTTTGATCTCCCGGTCCAGGCCGGTCAAAGCATCCCCCACACCGATGATGTTCAGCAGGGTGTCGGCCTTGTCTTTATCGCTGGCCTGCATAAAGCGGGGCAGGTCCAGCGCCAGCGGCTCCACAAAAGCGTTCAGCAGCTGCTGGCCGCTGCGCTGGCCGGTGGGGTCCGTCACGGTCAGGCTGCTGTTTTTGCCCTTGCGCTCCACCACAACGCCGTTAGACAGGATCACTTTCAGGTGGGGCGGGGCAAGGGCACCGTCCCGCACAGCGGCGGTAGGGCGGAACTTCTCGCCGCCCAGGGCCCAGGCCAGGGCATCCAGCACACTGGTTTTGCCCTGGTTGTTGTTGCCGCCCACAATGGTCAGCCCGGTGGGGGAGGGCGTGAGGGCAACCGCCTTGATGCGTTTTACGTTTTCGGCTTCCAGAGCCGCAATTTTTACAGACATTTTATTGCCTCCGTTTGAATTTCAGTCAGGGTGTTGGTCAGCTGGTTGATGGCTCCGGCGCGGGTGTCCGGCGGCAGCTTGGCCAGCTGCGGCTTGACGGACTTCCAGGCGTTCTGCATGGCGCGCCCGGCCAGCAGCAGGCTGTCATAGGCGTTGCGGGTGTCCAGCTCGATTTGTTCCGGTGTGGCGGCGGCAGCTTTGGCGGCTTCCAGCTCGCTGCGCAAAGGGGCGGTCAGCTCATCGGCCAGGGTGTGGGCACGGCGGTTGATCTCATCCTCGTCCACAGCGGCGGCCACCGGCTGCGCTTTGGCGGCTTCGGCTTCCCGCTGATATTTGTCGGCACGCATCCGGGCGGCATCGGCAACCTGGCGGGCACCGGCCAGCTGCTTTTCCGCTTCCTTTGCCCGCTGCTCGGCTTCGGTGGCGCGGCGCAGGGCGGAATCTTCGTTTTTGTGGGCGGTACGGTAGCTTTCCTGGGCACCGGTGGCGGCGGCTTGCAGCTGGCGGTTCTGCTCATGCAGGCCGTCAACATCGGCCAGGGCGGCATCGCGGGCGGCTTCGGCGGCGGCTGCGGCATTGAGGGCGTTCACCCGGTCGGCGCGCAGCTGCTGGTTTTCTTTCAGCAAATCCTGGTATTGCTTGTGGGTGGTAATGTCGCCGGATTTGACGGCCTGCACCAGGTCAGCGGGGGCGGTGGGCTTGGCGGCAGCATATAATAAAGAAGGGGAAAGCGAATCAAGGATTTTCTGCTGTTCGGGACTGCTGTTATCAAACAGAGCGGTAACTTGCAACAGACGGTAGGCCGCGGACTTGCTGACGCCTATACTCTCGCACCAACGGCGGAATGTATCCTCGCCGCGGTTCCCATGTTTTGAGTTGTCCCAATTTGGGACAAGTGCCTCATGTGCGATTGCTACCCCATCAGCCATGCGGCGCAGACCAGCTTCTGCCAACCTCCGCCCTGCTGCGCATTCTCGTTCTGCAAGGTGCAGGTCGTTGACCGTTTGCTCATCCAGCCCGCTGTAATCAAACGCCGCTGCCGAACAGGCAGTTTCCGCATCGGACAGGCTTGACATTGCAGCAGAAGTGCCCGCAGGGGAGCAGGGGTCCGGCGGGCAGCTGTTTGCATCCGCCTGGGTGGTCGATGTTTCCTCCGCCAACGTGGCAGCAGGGGCGGCCGTAGTCACAGCAGCATCCGCATTCGGGGCAGTCGTGTTCACTTTGCATGGTGGTTCCTCCTTGTTGGACAGCGCGCGCAGGGCTTTACCCACAGCGTCCGGTACCTCGTAGTCATCCATCAGGATGCCGAAGCAGTACCCCAGCCAGTCTTCCTGCGTCAGGTCAGGCTCTTTGGTCTGGGCCTTGGCGTACTGCTGGGAGGCCCAATCGCTGGGCACCCATTTGTTTTGGTGTTTGTCCCAGAACCAGAACCTGCCGTGCTTTAAGGCGTACAGCAGGTGGTTGTCCTGGTTCTGGCAGATCATGTAGTCAGTCAATCTTCTACCTCCATGTTGATCAGCGCTTTGCGCTGGGCGGCGCCGGTGTCCGCGGCGTTGTAGCACAGGCTGATCTTTTCCAGTTGTTTGACCTTGTTGCTCGTTGCCTCGGCCAGAATGCTGCGCACGGTTTCGTGCAGCAGCAGTTCGGCGTCCTTGCGGTTGTGGGCAAAAGCAGCGCGGATGGCGTCATACTCGTTCATAGCGTTACCTCCACAGGTGTGAATTTTTGCAGAAGTTCTTCGGCCAGCGGCTTGGGCAGGTCCGTCATGCGGGCGTTGCGCCAGCCCACAAGGCAGAGCCGCCCATAAAACCAGCGGCCGTTGTAATGCCGGGTCGGCAGGCTTTGCCCTGCCTGCGGCAGATAAAACAGCGCGGCAAACCGGTTGCTGATCGGGCAGCGCTGCGCGTACCCACCCATAAAGCGCTGCAGTTCCTGCAGGGTGTCCGGCAGGCGGTAAAGTTCCGGCTTTGCGCCGGGGTCAATCACGATTCCGCGCATGTCGCCACCTCCCGCAGCGTGATGGCGGCCCAGCCACCCAGCAGGCAGCCAGCCAGCCCTGCCATTGCAGCCGCCCCTCCGCCCTGGGCCAGGGCGGCCACGGCGCACAGCGCGCCCAGCCCGCAGCCAAGCAAAGCAAAATTGGCGCAGACCTTGCAAACGCGGGCAAGGTGGGGTAGAATACAAGTGATGAATTTTTTCGTCTGGCCGTTCCGGTGTTGCAGCACCGGGGCGGCTGTTTTTGTTTGGGGCATTGTTGTTCTCCTTTCAGATCGGCCCAGGGTCGCTGTGCCGTTGGTGGTAGTTGGTTTGCGGTGCGGGGGCAAGGCCGCTGTGCGCGGGGCCGGTGCGGCGCGCAATGAACCCGGCCAGGCCGTCTTCGGTCACCAGGTGTTTGCGCGCCACGTTGACCGTGGGCCCAAACTCCCCGGCCCGCACAAGCTGCTGTACGGTGGATCTTTGGATGCCCAGCATCTCAGCCAGGCGCTCGGCGGTGTAGAGGATCATGGTAATTTCTCCTTTCATAAAAAATGTCATAGTTCATTCTGAGTGATTCTGGGTTATTCTGGCGCATTTGAAGTGATTCTGAGATAAATTGCATAGATGCGAAAATTAAGTAACCAAAATGTAACCATCAAAATGTTTGACAAATTGCCAGAATCATGATATTCTTCACAATAACATGATGGCAAAAAAAGGAAACTATGGTAGACTGCGCTTGCTGCCGTACTCTGAAAAAAGATAGTCAAGTGAACAATCCGCAAAAACAGCCTGGATGTCGCGCATCTCTTTCAGGGTGAATTGCGTCCGCCCTTGCAGTTTGTTCTGCATGGAACTGTGTGAGATGCCAATGCGCTCTGCCAGCTGCTGCTGGGTGGATTTGCTGCGCTTGAGCTCAATAAAAAGATTGGGAAACATGGGGGTCACCTCCTTTGGTATGTGTGGCAGGAATGCCATAAAAAATAGAAATTTTGCGACAAGAAAGGATGAAAAGAATGAGTATTGTAATCGGTGCAGTTACGGGAAATCATGCCTGGATCATGAGCGATGGGCGGCAATGTAATGCGGCTGACAAATCCGTGATACGGGAAGATCTTCCTAAATTTCAAATGATCAACGAAGGTCTTTACATTGGGTATACCAAGGGGTACGAATCAGCCATGGAAGCCATGCAGGATTTTAAGGCAATTTGTCCGAACATCAAAAATGTAACGGTAGATGATGCCATTGAAATCTTGCAGTCAATCATGACAAGCACAAGAATTGGGAAGCCTCGCCTGGATGCACAATTTATTGCCGTGGGGCGTGCGGCCGCGGGCGGTATGGCAGTTGGAACGGTTGACTTGACTGGAAGAGTAAGAGTGCAACATATGACCAGCAAAGATGATGCGGCCTTTGATATCCTTCACGATAAAGCGCCAATCAGCCTTGAAGAACAGGTGGGGGCACGGTTGGCAAAAGGACAAGCATTTACTGCGGCGATTGAAAATGGCATGAAAGCTGTGATCAAAGCGCAGGCAGAACGTGATCCGACTGTAAACACGGTCATTTATCAAGCTCGGATCTGAATTTCCGCAAATCAATGCACCCGGTTGTAATGTGCATGTTCTCGGATCCCAGGATGGCATTGTGGGCCAGGTCAGCAAAGTTGACGCCGGGGAAAATCTTGACGCTGAAATCGGGAGCGATGCTTCCGATCTCAACCGTGGCACCGTCCTTGGTCTGGGCTGTGATGGTGGGACAAAAAGAGGGGGAAGTTTTTTTGGTGGTCATGGGAAAGACCTCCTTTGAAAATATTCGTTATTTGTTCTGTTTCAACTGTGTAGAATGAGAGAAGAGAGGGGGAAAAGAATGGAAACTAATAGCCTTGTTGTAACAGATAGCAATGTACAGGCGCTGGCAAATGCACTCTGTATGTTTGCAGAAAAGATGGGGGAACTTTCCAGGCTGTACCCGGTGTACCCCAATAGTGCGATGGAATCTTTGCAGCGGCTTACGGATAAGATGCAAGCACTGGAACTGCAGATGCAAAAAGCGAGCGAATTTTTGGCGCCGGCCTTGGAACGTTTTGCCCAAGAGCCTGCAGAAATTTGGAAAAATGAGAATGTGGACGCATTGCTGGTACAGGTTGCAGCAGCAATGCAAAGCTTTTCGGACATTTTACAAACGCAGCATGAAGCGGATGACCTTGTTCCCGTTAGCACCGCAACAGAGATTCTCGAAGATGTTCAGCCGATTTTTACTGATGACGTTATATCTACCGTTGAACAAAAAATCGAATCGGCCAAAAAGCCAGGGGATAAGATCTTATGGCACGACGTGCTCGAAATCCTTTCGTTTGTGCTTTGCCTTATAGCGCTTATAAGGGATGTCGCTCAGGATGTACTTCCGAATAAGCACGAGGAGTTTGTAGAAAACGCGCTATCCTCAATCATTGAAAAAATGGATAACGGAATTCCTTCAGAAGTGGAAATCAACAAGTATACTGAGGGCGCGTGCAATAGCTTCGATACATCCGATGATCTTTTCAATCTTCCAGAAAATACTCCAAAGTGTGAGAGCCTGAACGAAACAGCAGATACTCAGAATTGAAACACTGCGCTTTAATCGCTTGATTTCTGCCCCTGCCTGACCTTGACAATCAGGCTGGGGGCTTTTTTCATTGTTCATGGGGATATCTCCTAAAAAATCCAGCCCTTCCGGTTCAAAGTCCGGACTATGGGACAGGTGTTGTGGTAGAATGGTTATAGCTGTTAGGAATGCTCCACAAGGTCATCAATGCGGACGCCGAAGTGGTCGGCAATCTTAGCTGCTGTTGCCAGGGTAGGGCTGCGGAATTTGCTCGTCGTTCGCTTAAAGCGAATGTGCGGATAAAAAAATAAAATCTGCCGGGAATTTGTACACGCGTTCAATCTTCTGTACAGTCCCCCATTGAGGTACGGTTTTCCCAGATTCGTAATTTTGCAGCGTAGCAACGCTGACACCCAGCGCTTGGGCTGCTTCCTGCTGGTTTAATCCTGCGTTTACACGCGCAGCTGCAAGAGAAATTTTTGGGAATTTTTGGGTCTGCATATTTTGGATCACCTCCGTTCTATAAATCATTATACTCGCTTAAAGCGATATGTCAAGCTAAAAGCGAAAATATTTTCGCAAAATATTGATTTTGTTTTGCTTTTAGCGTATAATGACGACATGAGGAGTTGATTTTATGAGTGACAACGCCAAAATGGTTTTCGCTGAAAATCTAAAAGCGTACCTTAATAGCAAAGGATATACTCAGCTTGACCTTGCAACTTACATGAACTGCTCCAGCTCTACTGTTTCGGACTGGTGTAACGGGAAAAAGTATCCTCGTGTTGACAAAATGCAGCGTATGGCGGATTGGCTTGGTATTCAGATGTCTGACCTTACCAGCGAACATGACAAACTTGATGACGCCGACATAGCATTTTATAATCGTTATAAGCAGTTGACCGAGGAAGAAAAAGAAGATATGCGCGACTTCCTCGATCTTATGGATGCCCGAAGAAAACGTCGCGAGAAAGGCGTTTGATGTTTAGTACGTCAGAATTTTATAGCTATTGTCGGGTTCATGATGTGGATGTCATACCATTTGATAGGCTTCCGGCAGCTGCTACGACAGTGCGATATCATGGAGCATACGCGGTTGGGCTTAATTTTTCCCGTCTGCACACCGTGCGCCAGATGCGCACCGCAATGCTGCATGAATCAGGCCACCTGCACACAGGCGCACTGCATAAGGTAAACAGCCCGTTCCAGTTGGTGGAGCAGAACGAATACCGCGCCGATGCGGACGCGTTCCACCGCAGCCTGCCGCCGGACGAGATCCGCACGGCAATGCGGGCAGGCTACACAGAACCCTGGCAGTTGGCAGAATATTTTGACCTGGACGAAGACTACATAAAAAAAGCCCTGCACTACTGGACGCAGTGCAGGGGAGTAGACTTTAACCAATAAATAAGGGAGGAACACGATCATGGAACCTGTAAACCATTGCCCGCATTGCGGTGCGGCTGTTGATGTAAATGCCAGTGTGTGCCCGGAATGTGGACAGGAGCTGGTAAAGCGTAAGTATTGCCCGCACTGCGGGGAACGCATTGATGCCGATTGCATCATCTGCCCCAAGTGCGGCAAACAGGCAGGGGAGCTGCCGCAGGATAAGCAGATCAATATTGTCAATAACAATAATTCCAGCGCATCGGCAGCCGCCAGTGCATCGGTGGGCGTCAGAACTGCGATGCGCGGAAAATACTGCAATAAGTGGACGGCATTTTTCCTGTGCCTGTTCCTGGGGTATTTCGGTGCGCATAAATTCTATGAAGGGCGCATTGGCATGGGAATCCTGTATCTGCTCACCATTGGCCTGTTTGGCATTGGCTGGATTGTTGATATCATTCTGATTTTGATGAAGCCGAACCCGTATTTTGTGGCCAGATAAAGCCCGAACAAAATAAAAACGCCCCCGGTGCGCCAACACCGAGAGCGTTTTCATAGATCAGCTTGCCCACAAAAGTGGATACAATCGACCCGACAATCGTATTGTACCACCTTGCGGGCAGGATTGCAAACCCAAAAGGTGATACCATGAAAAAGAAGCAACCAAATACCCGCCATGGCCGGGCGGCGATTTACGCCCGGTATTCGTCCCATAACCAGCGGGAAGCATCCATTGAACAGCAGGTCAAAGCTTGCGGGGAACTGGCCGTGCGGCTGTGCAGGAAGCTGTGAAGGACAGGAAATATATAGAAAAAGAATGTTTTATCTTGATTTTATCTTTTTGAAAGGAGGAAGGCCTTAATATGACTATACAAGAACTTGTAGCTCGATTTAACACAGTTCCTATTTTATTTGCGGGCTCCGGGATTACACGCCGTTACTATAATTTGCCGGACTGGAAAGGCTTACTAACAGAATTTGCTTTCAGATTACATTCTGACCGCTTTGCATACCGCGCCTACGAAAACGAGGCGCAACGCATAGGGTTTACACAAGGAGTGATGCCCAAAATCGCAACACTGATCCAGAGAGACTTTGATGCAAAGTGGTATAGCGAACCTAAAATCCGTACAAATGAAACGGTTGTTCTAAACGCGGTAGATAATGGCTGTTCTCCATTTAAGGCGGAAATTGCGTGGTATTTAAGAGAAAAGTCTATACCACTTGCGGAATATGCGGATGAAATCCAGAAGCTAAAAAATATTTCCAAAAAAAATTTGGCTGGTGTCATTACTACTAACTATGATACCTTTTTTGAAAAGCTGTTTGATGATTATACTACTTACACGGGACAAGAACAGCTTGTATTTTCAGCAATACAGGGCGTTGCAGAAATATATAAAATACATGGCTCTGTTGCGTTGCCAGATTCACTTGTCATCAATGAAAACGACTACGAACAATTCGACGAAAAGAGCAAATACCTTGCGGCTAAATTGATGACAATATTTATGGAATACCCAATTATTTTTATTGGATATTCTCTTACCGATGCGGATGTTCAAAGTATCCTGAGAGATATTCTTTGCTGTTTACCAAACGAAAAAGTCGAACGCTTGCAGGAGCGCTTTGTCTTTATTGATTATAAGCCGAATTTTACAGGGTATTCGATTGCATCTCATACATTAACCATTGGTAAACAAATGCTTGCTATGACAAGGCTCACTTTGTCAGATTTTAGTCTTTTATATGATGCACTGGCCGCCAAAAAAGCAGCTATTCCCGTAAAGATCCTGCGCCGCTTTAAAGAAGAAATTTATACTTATGCGGTTACCAGCAAGCCGGGCCCAATGCTGAAAGTTGCAAATATAGATGATAAAACCATAAACGAAAACCAGCTGGCAATTTCGATTGGTATATCAACTACCGGCGAACGTGGGCTGCAGGGCATTGTCCACACAAACGAATGGTATCGAAGCATTGTGATGAATGATTTGCAAGATTATACGGCCGATCAGCTTTTAAAATATGCTTATCCTGAAGTCCGTAAGGGAAATAACGGGGATATTCCTGTATACAGGTACTTGTCACAAGCTCAAGAAAAATATCCGGAAATTGAATTAGAAACAAAGCATAACTTCGATGAACTTGCCACAAATACCAACAAAAAGAACCGCTATGTAACAGCAGGGTACGCATCTCTTAGCGAACTTTGGGATGATCTTAAGGAAAAACCGGATAAAGCCTACCGCGTTATGTGCTCAATGCCAGAAGATAAAATGGATATCGATGCGTTGGAGAGAATCCTAAAAGAATTGTTCAATCAGGATAAAAATGCGCTAGAATGCCTTAAGGGAGATACAAGAGTTAACGTGAAACGTCTCATAAGAATGTATGATTACCTAAAATGGGGAAAAAAATAAAGACCCACACGGAGCAGTGCCTCATAAAGAGGAACTAAACCGAACAGGTCTTTTTACGGGCACTTTCCGGAACAAGTATCTAATAAATAGAGACCTGCCTTTTCAGTACCATACTTAGTGCAGTATATCAAAGCATTTGTCGGAAGTCAACTGGTAATTTTTTCCTTTCGACCATTGCAACAGGTAACGGAGACTAGCCACACATAGCACAAATAAAAAAACGCCCTGCGGCGGCAACCGCAAGGCGTTTGAATAGATCAGCTTGCCCAAAGGCATAGTCCAAACTACCACACTTGGATTATACCACCTCCGGGCAGGCTTTACAAGCAATGCTTGTAATTTCGCCTGCGGCGAAACCGCCTTGTGCGGTCACAGGCCACGCGTGGCCTGCGTTTGGCGCTCCCCATCCGCTTGCGCGGCTGTGGTCCCACGCGCCAAACCCCGCAGCTTACAACCCATACCTTGGAGGTGTATTTTTATGCCCAAACAAACATTAAAGCGCCGCGCGGATGGCCGTTACCAGAAGCGGATCACCCTGTCCAACGGCAAAACACGACTGGTATATGGCCGCACCGAAGCGGAACTGAAAGCCGCGGTGCGCTCCGTGCAGGCGCAGGATGAAGCGGGGCTGGAAGTGGGGGACCACACCCTTGTGGGCGAGTGGGCCAAGATCTGGCTGCGCTCTTACAAGCAGGGGCTGCGGCCCGCCACCACCAAAATGTACCGGGATGCCTACAATCTGCACATCATGCAGCACATTGGATGCATGGAGCTGCAGGAAGTGCGGCCGGTACATATCCGGGCCATTATGGCGGAAATCACGGAGCAGTCGGAATCCCTGCAGCACAAGGTGCTGATCACGGTGCGGCAGATCATGCAGACGGCTCAAACGAACCACCTGATCCGCGATGACCCCACCGACGGCATCCGCATTACGACCCACGCGCGCCCTAAGCAAAAGAAATACCTGACGCAGGACGAAGCGGAGGAGCTGCTGTCCTCCATTGCGGAGCCGCGGGCCAAGGTGTTTTGCGCGCTCTGCTACTACTGCGGCCTGCGCAAGGAAGAGGCCCTGGGCCTGCAATGGCGGGATGTCGGCCCGGCGGCGCTGGTTATTAGTCGGGCAGTGACTTTTGCGGGCGGCAATCAGCCGGACCCCAGTATGGAACTGAAAAACGCGGCTTCCCACCGCCTGGTGCCGGTACCTGCCAAGCTGCGTGCGATTCTGGACGCCACCCCACACCTGGGGGAGCACGTTGTGACCAAAGCTGACGGCGGCGTGATGACGCAGTCAGCCTATAAAAAGATGTGGGTCTATTATGTGGCGGGGGTGTCACTGCTGCCGGTGCACGCCCACATGCTGCGCCACAGCTATGCCACCTGCCTGTACCACGCCGGTGTGGATCTGCGCACCGCCCAGCAGCTGCTTGGTCACGCCAGCATCGAGATGACGGCCCGCATCTACACCCATCTGGAAGCCGAAGACGGCCTGAAAGTAAGCGGCAAACTGGACGATTATTTCAACTCTGCCCCGGCGACCGCTGCCGATAAAGCGGGCACTGCCTGACTACAAACTGACTACATCCCGGAGCCATCCTGACTACTTTTGACTACCTGAGACTAACGGTAAAACAATAATTTGAACGCTGTATCGTTGCCTGGTACTGACTCTTAATCAGTGGGTCCTGGGTTCGAGTCCCCGATGGTGCACCAAGAAAAGCCGCAACGAATGTTGCGGCTTTTTTGTCGCACCATTCCCTCCGGGACGGACTCACACTTCGCGCAAGCGCTCGTGTTCGTCTCGCGGGGACTGGTCGCTAAATTCAGTCCGCAGGACTGAATTCTTAACGCGCCCACTGATGGTGCACCAA